ACAGACGGCACAACAGGCTTCGGTAATCTCAGTGCCTTACGGGCTGCACTTTCCGGTAAGGCATCCGCCAGATCATTACGAACCAGCCACCAGCACAGTTCCGGCATTGTCACAACGTGACTGTCATCAAAACCGAGATCCCGACGCACAACAGACAACACCCAGCGGGCACAGTTATCCGTTGCCATTGATTCCAGCCGTTCCGTGAACTGATCGCGCAGCTGGTTATCGCAGTGCCAGCACAGACGGATTGCGCCCGGCGCGTGTCGCATTGTGGTCATGTTCTCGCTGTGCCAGTCGGAATGAGGCCACTGGCAACCTTTTTCACGAAGTAACCAGCTTTCAAGACATTCCACGCCACCAGCACGACGGATCACTGCCTCATTGCGGAACACGGCCCGAACGGCAGGATCATCCGCCAGCGGTTGTGATGCTGCCGGAACAGCACCACTGGCAAAAGATGAATAACGTTCCGGCTCAGGCTCCAGCAGGACACGCCCCTGCATAAACAGGGGCATCAGCTCTGAACCGGGTCTGAACAATACGATCCCCATACGCGGGGCAATTTCAGGGGTCAGTAGTGCTCTCACGGTCACCTCAATGAACGGTATCGAGCAGCTTTAACAGCTCAGGGAATCGGGATTCGAAGAAATGCGGCTGCGTCTCGCGCGGATTTGCGGGACTGGTGATGTTCTTGCCGAACATGCAACCTTTCGCTGTCAGCGACCAGAATTTTTTGATGTTGTTAATCGCGGTACGGCTGTATCGTTCGCGTTGTTCAACGATCCCCAGCTTCGCCATCTGGTGATATGCCTGATTAGCCGTCAGGCGGATACCATACTGCTTCAGCAGTGCACTCAGCGACAGCGTAGGGCGGCTTGAACCATCTGGCGCATCAGCAGGTGCATCAATGGCATAGATCGGCATAAGTTCAGGAAGACCAGCTACCTTTGATAATTTCTGGTATGCACCAAGTTTCGAGGAGTTTGACAGATTTAGAGTCTTTGCTGCTGATTCAAGCAGAATGACCCCGGATTTAATTTTGTCGGATGTGGTTTCTTCTGGTGATGAATTATGAAGCGCATCAAAAGTACGTATCACTTTTAAGCTGAATGCCGGGCTGATCCACATTGCATATGCATAGACCAGCTCTTTACAGACATACGTCCCACCATTGCGCCCCTGAATGGTGATGACAGGAATACTACGGGAATCTCCCGTAGTTTCTTCTTCCAATAATTCCACAAGAGCCTTCGTTTCAGGACGACGCATAAACTCGTGAACTTCCAGCGAACGGGAGGAGCGATTCTCACCAGCGGCAAGAAGAGCAGCTTTCTGAAGGTCGTTAAGACAGTAGTTAGATTCGAAGTACTGGCGCACAGAAACGCCATCAATTACAAGCAACTGATTCATTGGTTTCTCCACAAATTTTTATCCACGAGCGGGACTGCACTCCCTTTTCGTTGATGCAGGATGAACTTACTGCGATTTTTAATAGTTATCAAGGATACACTGTTCATAAATACAGTATCTTTAACGAGGTAATACCCAAATTTAGGGTGTTGCTCAATTCCGTTACCGAGTTGCTAATTTGCAACTCGCTTTTTCGTACTTACTGATAGTGATCTCGACCTTCCCCTCCGGGATAACCGGTCCCCACTCCACCAGCATTCTTTTCACCTGTCTGTCGTCTTCCCACACACCCGCGTGGGTCAGGGCGTCAAACAGCGCCTTGTTATAGTTGTCCAGATCGCGGATCCGGTTATCCGGAGGAAACAACACGATCTCCACTGAAGCAGGTGCCGACGTTGGTTTCGGCAGACGACGTAACTGCTCAACTATTGCTGCACACGCCGCGCTCTGGAATTTTCGCCCCGCCGCGCTTATCAGGCTCTTACCAGCAAACGCCCCTTTGTTGGGGTGTCGCCAGTACGTGTTCACGCTGGGCGGAAAAGGCAGTATTAGCTTCATACTTTCAGGCCCCTCTCATGTAACCAGTGGGCTGCACGCAGCCTGGCGTTTGCCTCACCGGCAAGCAGGGCGCGGATAATCCCGACCGCCTCGCTGTCGTCGTCCTTCACCGCGGTATGAAGAGTGATACCCCGGGCCACGCCACGCTTTATCGTGATGACACCTTTTTTCTCCAGTGCGCGAAGATGCTCCACCGCTGCATTCACCGAACGGTATCCCAGCATGGTTGCCACCTCCTGATTGGTTGGCGGGAAGCCACGTTCTTTCTGATAAGAAATCAGCATATCCAGCACCTGCTGCTGGCATTGAGTTAATGTCGTCATGCCGCCATCTCCCTGACCAGTTTTTCCGCCTGCTGGCGAACCTGCGCCAGAAACGCCTCACCACATGCCTCAAGTTCATCGCGCCCGATGTAGCTGATTGCCGCTCCCTTCCAGGTCTTGTCGAAAACAGCAATAGCACCAGCGAAGAAAGCACCTGTTGGCACCTGCTTTTCGTCTTTCGGGATAAACCAGGCTGGCAGTTCAAAACCAATACGCCCGCGAATAAAAGCAATATGATCTGCATCTTCCGGCCACCACACTTCGCTGGTGGCCGCTTTGATCAGGAAAACATAGCGCCCGCCCTTATCACGCATGGCACTGGCATGTTTCATGATGTAACGCATGCCGGTGATGTATTGCCCCTCATGCTGACTGGCGCGGCTGTATGGGGGATTACCAAAGGCAGCACCTTTAAGCTCCGCAAGACGTTCTGACCAGTCATGCGCCAGCGCGTTGTCTTCCGCCGTGTAATACGCGGCACATTTGGCGTTATCACCGTCAGTGAACAGATCCAGAACAAACGGACCAAACAAGGTGTTAATTCCCCAGAAAATGTTGTCCGGCGTGCGCCACTGATCGCCCACTTCCTTCAGTTCATGGGCTGGTTTGTTCCGCAGTTCTACCAGCGCCTGGCAATATTTATTACTCATTAAGCCCCCACGTAAAAAGCATCCGCAATGTCTCCGGAAGTACACCCCGGATGGGCTTCAATGAATTTCTGAACTTCATTCAAAAGACTCATGATCACCCCCTGAATCCTTCCGGGATCTGGCTGTAGTCCACGTTGTCGTAACTGGCTTTGAAGTACGGGTCCTCGCGTCTGGCTGCAGATACCGCAGGAACTTCCCAGGATTCTTCGAAATGACGATCCGGACCAAAGAACGTCGACGCCTGCTTCACGAACTGGGTACCGGTATTTCCAGAGACACGCACCCAGGCGGCATAGCGTTTCACACCGTCGAGCATGGTTTCGGGTGTCACACCTTCCCTGATTCGGGCTTTCCAGGCTTTAAAAGCGGCGGATTTTGAATTACCACCAGCACGTTTGGGATATTCCTGCCAGGCCTGTTCAAATTCCGGTGAATATTCCTGTCTGGCAGAACGCGCTGGTGCAGACGCGTCAGCGGATGCGCCAATAGTGTTTTTAGTCTCCGTTGTAATCTCTGTAGTAATCTCTGTAGTAATCTCTGTATTTGTATCAACATTCGGCGTATCCCCTGTTCCGTTATGACGTCGGGGGGTGTTCCGTTTTAACGTAATAGCTGTATCGCTGATTGCATTATTGCTGTTACTTTCTGGCGAAACAGAAGAAGGTGTGGTGATGGCCGCAATTGCCTGTGGGTTGATCCCGACAAACAAAATATTGCTGCATTTCACCCCATCGAGCATTTCCACCGTGCGTAAATCCAGAGTAATAAACCCTGCATCGCGCAGACGCTTCAGCGCATCTGCGGTTTCCCTTTTCCCGAAACCAAACTGCTCAGCAAACGCCTGGTAGCTTCTTTGCAGTTTGTCGCCCTGAAAACGCTTGCGATATCCCAGCAACGCTCCGGTGTGCTCATCCCTGACCTCTGTCGGGCGGTACCAGTAAACGATCTCTGAAAGCAGAGCGATAGCCGTCGCATCCGGACGCCCACTGGGTAGTCGAATATATTTCCACCAGGTCGCAGGTGTAACATTGCCGGAAATATTAATTTGACCAATAGCCATAACTTCCGGTGTGGGGGCGTAACGGCTCATACAACCTCCTTCCGCAGCATGAGAATTGTGTAGCCACGCGCAGGTTGTAGTCTGGCTTTTGCATCAATAGTAAGCGTTGCAATTTTTCGGATATGAAGATAACCAGCTCTTTCCAGTGCCAGGGTTTCCCTGAATATCGCTTGCTTAGAACAACAGCAGAAATCAGCAAGCACCTGATGATCAATAACTCTCTCGCCTTCACCGTCTGAAGAACCCGACATCAAAACACGCAACATAATCAGGCGCTGAATCGGGTTATCGAAAGCACATCCGCACACAAACTGAAAACAGTTCACGCCACACCTCCCAGACGCTTAAACATTTTTCCGGAGCAAAAGGCTATAAGCGGCATACTGACGCGGTAATTACGGCCCAGCGGTTCACAAACCACCTTCTGACATTCACGGTCAACCAGGCTAACACGTAGAACATGCCCAGCAGGCGTGGTGTACCACTGACCCGGACGAGGACAACGGAAAGTATGATTGGTAAACCGTTTGAAAATATTCCGGATCATTTGCGCCCCCTTACCTCTGAAGGGTTCAGCGACAAATTTATGAGACAGGCCAGCGCCGAAGCATCATTAATATAGTCATATAAGCTAACAGCCAGCGGAGATTCGGCTTTTGCCAACATAGGATAAAGCTGCTGCAGCCAGACCTGATGAATTGATGAAATGTAGGAACAGAGAACGCTGGCGTTATGTGCAACGTCGCTCGGTACAGCGGGCTTTGAAAGCTGTTTCTCCATCTGGTTAAAGGCATTTATGTATGCCTCTTTGAACCGGGCAGCACGTTTACCCGTGAAACCCATAGCAAGAAACGCAAAACCGTCTCGTGTGATTTGATAGCAAGGGAGCTTGCGTGTACCACCGTTCGGTTGATTTACCGAAATCGATGTCTCCGCAAAATTGCGGGCACAAAACTCTGGGGAACAATCCAGAGTGCGGATCTTTTTCAGCACATCGTCGTGACGCTTGGAGAAGAAGTTGGCAACAGCCAAAGAAGTGGTAACGGCCTGGCCGTTGTCAATGGTGATTTCAGGTTGAGTGAGGGCTGGGATCGTAGCCATGATGGCAGCCTCCGTTGACAGTGAAAAACTTCCACCACCGGAAACGCCAATTTCACTGGTGGTGAACTGGACGGGGTTGGCGTAACCGGCGTCAACGGAGACCGGCGCACCTTTCGGTGCCCCCGCCCAGCCCACCATAATCTGGATGTGAGCAAATGCGGACGATAAAAAAGACGCTGGCGCGTCATACATCGCCGTTGACAATTTCAGGACGCCAATCCCGGCACCCGCTTTATAAGGTGCCTGAGCAGTGTAACGTCCCGGAATTGCAGAATCAATATGCTGGTGGTCCTTCACACTCAACAAAATCACGCCTGAATTTCCACAAAGGACTAAAGCACTCATGCGGGTAGTCTTTGCGAAGATAGATAACGCGCTGTGTTTCTGGCTCCCAACGAATAACATGGACATAAAGCCCTCTTCCGTCACGAAACCAGCGGTTAAGTTCCTGCACAACTCGCCCCCCACAGTCAGGTAAAGTTCTCTGTGGTTACTTACAGCCAGGTGATTTGGTAATCTGCATTCATGCCGTAACAACAGGTGTTCAGCGACGCTGACCACCAGCTGTTGCGACAAACGGTTATTTGCCGTTAAACTATTCATGCGTTAGTTTCTCCACAACCAGAAGCAATCGACGCCACGACGCCCGGAGCTGCACACTCGCGGGCGTTACTATTTTCTGGAGCGCAGAAGATTTTGTAGACCAGTGCTGCATGCTCCTGGAGCTTCGAAATTGAAAGATACAGTTCGTCGTTAATTGCTGTCTTCTCATGCGGTTCCACTACACCGTCTTCGATTGCTGAACGAATCTGTTTTGAATAACTGCCGATCTGTTCAATGACTTCCAGTAAACGCTGGTTAATATCGGCATTGTCCACATCCTCGACGTCAGGAAGAGACACAAAGACGCCATTTGCAGACTGCGCCACAGCGTCAGCAATGAAGTGAGTGCCACCAGCACGTTGTAAAATCATTGCCCATCCCAGCGGGAAAATCTGATCGCCATCGGCACGAAGGCGGTTAAATAATGCGTTCTCTGTTACATCCAGCCACTCAGCAGCTTCAGCGTAACCCTCCGGCAACGCCGCGATAGTTTTTCTGACAGCTTTCACGTACCACTCAGGCTGTTTTTCCACTTTCCAGTTATGATTACCCACGGCTTACCTCCTGTTCCTGTGGTTTAAACCCATTCTGGTTTTGGCTAGATTGAAAACGTGCCGGATAAAGAATCTGCATTTCGCTGATTTCACCCTTAAAAAAATTGGCCAGACGTTCTGCAAGATCGATAGATGGAATTTGTTCCAGTCTTTCAATACGACTCAGCGTAGCTGGATTGACCTGAACGCCAGCAGCAACATGCTGCAAAGTAAATCCGTGCGTCTTACGCACATTCCGTAATGGTGATTGCATATTACCTCCACATATTGCGTGATGAGCATATTATTTCACGCAAATATTTTGCGCAAGTTGATTTGCTTAACGCGCAATAAAGAAATGTAATAAACGCATGAACATAGGAAACCGAGTCAGACAACTTCGCCAGGCGAAGAACATGAAAATCGCCGATCTCGCTGAAGCAATAGGAGTGGATGCGGCGAATATCTCACGCCTGGAAACAGGTAAGCAGAAACAATTCACTGAACAAGCCCTGAGTAATATTGCCAGGAGCTTAGGTGTTGATATTGCTGATCTCTTTACCTCAGACGTCAAAAGTAATACTGTATTTAAAAACAGTATTAGTGAGGATGTTGCGCAGGTGAAGGATGTATTCCGTATTGAAATGCTGGATGTCAGTGCCAGTGCGGGAAATGGCCTTATCCAGGGCGGTGATGTCATTGATGTGATTCATGCCATTGAATACAGAACTGATAATGCTGTATCGATGTTTGGCGGACGGCCAGCCAATCACATTAAAGTTATCAACGTTCGTGGGGACAGTATGTGTCCAACCATTGAGCCAGGAGATCTCATCTTCGTTGATGTCAGTATCAATCAGTTTGATGGAGATGGTATCTATGTATTTGGTTTTGATGATAAAATTTATGTCAAACGACTGCAAATGATACCTGACAAACTACTGGTGATTTCTGATAACCAGATTTACCGTGAATGGGGAATTACCAGCGAAAATGAACACCGGTTTATGGTCTTTGGAAAGGTCTTAATCAGCCAGTCACAAACCCTTAAGCGACACAATTAACCCTTACCTCCTCATCAATTAGCCACCCAAAGGTGGCTTTTCATTACCCTTTAAATTGCATATCTCGCAATAAAAACACTTGCATAATGCGCAACTTCATTTTATCTTTCTTTCCAGACAAACAAACAAGGTACTAACAAAATTTGGTTGTAACACGGCGTATGGCACATGCGTCGTTAGCGGTCTGGGGACGTTAAAGGGGACAATCCACTCCTTGCTCGAGCAAACAAACCAGGTAGCCGGAATGTGCAAGTCAATGATGATGCTGATAAGACGCCTAACCAGCGTGGCGGTTCGGTTTGACACCTGGGAAGAGACCAGGGTGCAACGATGAGGGCATTTATGGAACCGCGACAAAGTGTGGTGCCGTAACTGGCTAAGTGCTCTCAGCGTTGTGGTGAATGCGCAGGCTGATGCGCGAAAGACATTGCAGCTATTGCGGAAAAGAGCTGTTCGGCGGGGCAATTAAACGCCCGTGAGAGTCTGAAATAACCGCAAGCCGGAGATCAGCACCGGTCACCACAACAGCCACTGCTTTGGCGGTACCAGTTTGTACACTTGCTTCCGGCTGGTACCGCTCTTTTTACAAAACAGAGAAGAGCATCACCGGCCGACGGGCTCATAACCCAATCCATCCGGGCGGCTGCCACCGCAGGTGTTCTTCTCTGTTTTGTGGAGAAACCAACCGACCTTGCAGGGTCGATATGATGAGGAGCAGCAAAATGGCTAGCGAACGCAGTACTGATGTGCAGGCATTTATCGGGGAGCTGGACGGCGGCGTATTTGAAACCAAAATCGGCGCTGTTCTCAGTGAAGTCGCTTCCGGTGTGATGAATACGAAAACCAAAGGTAAGGTCTCGCTCAACCTGGAAATCGAACCATTTGATGAGAACCGTGTGAAAATCAAACACAAACTCTCATATGTTCGCCCGACTAACCGCGGGAAAATTTCCGAAGAAGACACCACCGAAACGCCGATGTATGTCAATCGCGGTGGTCGCCTGACTATTCTGCAGGAAGACCAGGGACAATTACTGACTCTTGCCGGTGAACCTGACGGAAAACTCCGCGCAGCAGGTCATTAATATCGTTTTTAATAAACTGATTATTTCTCTCATCACTGAATATTTTTATATAGTGAGGACTTATTATGTCTCAGAACTTAGACGCAACCGCAATTAATCAAATCCATGCCCTTATTTCTGCTCAGGGTGTTAATGAAATTATCAGTAAGATTGGTGCCGATGCTGTGGCATTGCCTGAGAATTTCCGCATTCATGATCTGGAAAAATTTAATTTAAATCGTTTCCGTTTCCGTGGTGCGCTTTCCACTGCCAGCATCGATGACTTTACTCGTTATTCTAAAGATCTTGCAGATGAAGGCACCCGCTGCTTTATCGATGCCGATAATATGCGTGCCGTCAGTGTGCTTAACCTGGGTACTATTGATGAGCCAGGTCACGCAGATAACACTGCCACTCTCAAACTGAAAAAGACAGCACCGTTCTCTGCTCTGTTGTCTGTTAATGGCGAGCGTCATTCCCAGAAGTCACTGGCAGAATGGATTGAAGACTGGGCCGACTACCTTGTGGGCTTTGATGCTAATGGTGACGCTATTCAGGCAACAAAAGCGGCTGCGGCTGTCCGTAAAATCACGATTGAAGCAAACCAGACCGCTGATTTTGAAGATAATGACTTCAGCGGCAAACGCTCCCTGATGGAGTCTGTCGAAGCGAAAACCAAAGATATTATGCCAGTGGCATTTGAATTTAAATGCGTTCCGTTTGAAGGTCTGAAAGAACGTCCATTTAAATTACGCCTCAGCATTATCACTGGCGATCGTCCTGTACTGGTTCTGCGCATTATTCAGCTGG